TGCATTGGTCAACGTTGGACAATCTATGATTGCACCAATGGAATACTATAAAACCAATGTTACAGGTACTTTAAAGGTACTGGAAAACATTAGCTTTGATAATTTCATTTTTGCATCTACTGGTGCCGCAGAAAATCCTTGCAGCCCATATGCTTTGTCGAAAGCAAATGTTGAAGCACTCATTCGCCAATATTGTATAATGAACAAGAAAGACTATACTATCTTTCGTTTCTACAATGTAACTGGTAGTGCTGGTTTCAACCCAACCAATTGGGATGGTTTGTTTTATAATTTAATAAAAGCAAGGGAAACAGGTGAGTTCAATCTTTACGGGAATGATTATGATACAGTTGATGGTACCGCCGAGCGTGATTATGTTCATGTACTTGAAGTGTGTAATGCTATCAAAATGGCAGTCCAAAGACCATCCAATCTATTGGTGGAGAACTTAGGCACTGGCACAGGCCACACTGTACAACAAATCGTTGACAAATTCAAACAGGTAAACGGTTGTGACTTTAAGGTAAACCATTTGCCACGTAGGTATGGTGATATGGCCAAATCGGTACTCAAAAATGTCTCGCCATACATGCAAAAATCCTTTACAATAGAAGAAATGTTAAAAGTTCCAAAATGAAGATTTACACATCAAACTACCGCAACCACTGGATTAGCCCATACACCATCTTAGACTATATGTTCTTTTGGACTGAATGGTCTAAGTGTAGCCGAGATAAAACTGTTATTCGTTCACTTGAAGAAGAACGCAATTACAAGTATGTTGAACATCCTGAATGGGTTGAAAAGTGGTCTGACCGTTTGGCACCTATCAGCCGTGCAATTCAATCAGTATTGGATTTTGTGCATCCTCAAATCAATTATGTGAAGATTGATAAGTGGGACACTTGGAGTATGGATCACACATTGTCCTACATCATTCTTCCTATGTTGAAGCAGTTGAAAGCAACTCAACACGGTAGCCCGTTTGTAGATGATGAAGATGTTCCAACTGAATTGAAGTCTTGGGCTTGTTGGCCTAAAGAAAACGAATGGGACACCGATCTTAATCACCACAAGCGTTGGGTGTATGTTCTTGACGAAATCATTTTTGCATTTGAACACAAGGTAGATGATTCTTGGCAAGATGCATACCGTTCAGGTGAACATGATTTACTGTGGGTGCCTGTGGATGTTAAGGGCAACGAAGTGCCTAAAGGTGAACACAAGTACACCGAAATGAGGCGTGGCCCAAATGATACCTACGTATGTGATTATGATGGTATCAAGAAAGTTGAAGAAAGAATGGCCAACGGATTCCGTTTGTTTGGCAAATACTATCAAGGATTGTGGGATTAATTATGAGTGGATTAATATCTTATGCAGAATATGAAATGGACCGCATTGGTCTAACCAACGAAGATGAATACAACGGAATGATGCGTGAGCACATTCTAAAAATGGTCAAGGTGTTTGCTGAAGAAAGTCATTCTGGATTTTCGGGCAGTTATGCAATAGGCCTTCTGACTAAATTGTTGGACTTTAAACCATTAACACCATTAACAGGTGAAGATAGTGAATGGAACGATATAAGTGATTATGGTGATTCACCTCGTTACCAAAACAAAAGATGTTCATCAGTTTTCAAAAATCCAGATGGTGAATGTTATGACATTAATGGCAAAGTATTCTGGGAATGGTACCGTGATGAAAATGGCAAGGCACACAAATCATACTATTCCAACTATGGTTGTAGATTGCCTGTGGTTTTCCCCTACATGCCACCAGACAGTCCAATCTATGAGTACCGTCAATCGGATGCAGAACCTAGAACACCTCCGCAGACGGAAGAAGGCTTCATTGAGTGATGTGGAGACTGTGGGCAAAAGCCTTGGGTGAGAAGGCAGGATCCACCGACCGTGAGGCAAACATTATCGCTTGCCTTAGAACTCTAATTGTGTTATCATACATCACCACAAACATTTTCATTGTGGCAAGCGTTATAAGGCATTGGTAATATGTTATCAGTTATACATTATGTTTCGGCAATTCGCCGTTTAGAAGAAATTGAAAAGACCATTCTAATGATGGGTGGTTCAAGGCATCACGACAATGATGTACCAGTTACACTGGTTGCTCAACGTGATATGGTGAAACGGGAAATTGAATACTATAAAGATAGGTGTGAGTCACTTGTTTTTTATACATTCTTCACTTTACTTTTTGGTTCTATTGCTTCTGTTGCTGTTTGGAAAATTTATGCGTAAAATTTGGGAATTTATTAAAGAATGGGGTTTCACTTTATTAGGTATTGCTGCTTTGCTTTGCGTCATATATATGAGTGCAACATCAAAAAGTAAACCACCTGAGCCATTGAAAGAATTTAAAGATGGTATACAAAACCATCTTGTTTGGTCAATCAAAGGTGAATGTTTTTTTGTAAGGCCAGATACCGATGTTACCATGTATTTGATTCGTGTCGTTGATTGTGATAAAAAATAAGGAGTTAGTATGAGTTTATTTGTTGAAGTTAATTCTATTGAAAAAGGTTGTCCAGTTATTATTAACTTGGATCACATTATTGAAATTGCACCATTGGCCGCAGGCGGTTGTGCATTGTTTACCTTAGATGGTGCAGGCATGAATTCTAAAAATGCTTTGAAGGTTTCTAACAGTTATAATGAATTCAAACAGTTTGCTATGCAGACGGTTACAGCGGAAGATATTGCAAAACGATTCCCAACCAAAGCAAGCAAAAAGTCCAACTCAGAAGAATTGGAAATTCCTAAACTATGAAGTTTACATTCAAAGCAGAACATGAAACTCCACAGTATACTATTATGAATACTGCTCGTGGTTCAAAACTGACTATGGAATTTGAAGCCGAAGGTCTTGAAGCAATACTTTCTGAATTTCAGGATTTTTTGCATGGCCTTGGTTTTTATATTGATGGCCAACTTGAAATTGTTAATGATACTGATACTAACACAATTGAATTGGTTCGAAAAACATTCCAAGATGATCCAAATGATGATGATGGACGTTGTTAATGATAGAGTTGTTTAGACCAACCTTTGAATGGATTAGAGATGATTTTAAGTCTAACCGAATTCGGTTTGCTATTGAGTTGCTTGCTTGGGCTATCAGCATTGGTTGCGCTGTCACTATGGCACTCACAGTCCCAAACCCTCCGCTTCTCGCTCTCTATCCTGTTTGGATTGCTGGTTGTGCCTTGTATGCTTGGGCTGCTTGGTCTAGGAAATCTTTTGGCATGTTGGCTAACTACATCTTGCTCACATCTATTGATACCTTTGGCCTTATAAGAATGTTAACATGAATATTTTTTATCTCGACAACGATCCAAAAGTTTGTGCAGAAATGCACGTTGATAAACACGTTTGCAAAATGGTTATTGAGTATGCACAACTACTCTGTACATCCCATCGTGTACTAGATGGCAAAGAATACCGTAGACTATCAGTAAACAACAGATCGATCAAAGCATGGCAATTGCCCGATAGCCGTGAAACTCGCCTTATGAAACCCACTATGATGAATCATCCATCTGCAATATGGTGCCGTCAATCAGACAAAAACTATTTGTGGCTGTATAATTTGTGGTGCGAACTTCTCAAAGAGTTTACTTATCGTTATGGTAAAACCCATGCTTGTGCCAGATTGGTACCTGACCTTGCAATGATACCAAATAATATACCGAAAGGTAATTTTACAGGTCCTACACCAGCCATGCCAGATGAAGTAAAGATTGCCGGTGATTCTATGGCATCTTACAAGAATTACTATATAAATAATAAACAGCACCTAGCCTCATGGCAAGGTAAGATTAACTCACGACCTGTTCCAAACTGGTTTCAAACTACATGATTTATACATTTCTGAATAAAAACACAAATGAGATTGAAGAACATACAATGCGCCTTGCAGAGTATGATGAGTTTAAACTAAACAACACCCACCTAGAACGATACTTTGGTCCCGAAAGCCTGCCTGGCTTTGGGGATGGTATGCGTATGGACACACCAGGAATTGGTAAGGCCGACTCCGCATTTGAAAAGTATGTCATCAATCGTATGAAGGAAACCATTCCAGGAAATACAATGGGTGGTCATAAAACTAAGATGCAGAGGGAATGGTAATGCCTCAAATCCCCGCTCTATTTCTACCTAAAAAGAAAACTGAGGAAAATTCTCAGTCAAAAAATTTGAATAAAACTCGGAAGAAAAAAGAATCCGATAACTCCAAAAAAGTTTCAGCACTAGTCCAAGGGAGAAATGATGGTTACAAAAAAAACGACAGCCAGATATGCAGCGGAGCAATTGCAGGATGATGAAAATAAAACAAGGCATCAACCAGTATCAACAAATTCATTGAAAATTAAACCAGATCATCTAAAGACATTTGAACCACTAACAGAGAATCAAAGACTATTCTTTGAAATGTATAAAGGCGGTGCCTACTTCATGGGACTATTCGGTAGTCCTGGGGTAGGCAAAACTTTTTTGGCACTATATAAAGCACTAGAAGAAGTATTGGATAAATCCAATTCTTTCAAACAAGTGGTGGTTGTACGATCACTTGTTCAATTGCGTGATGTTGGTTTTTTACCAGGTGACTTGAACGAAAAACAAGAAATCTATGAATTGCCATACAAAGAAATTTCTGCCACATTGTTTGGTAGAAACGATGCGTGGGATAGATTAAAAGAACAAGGGCATGTTCGATTCATATCCACTACTGCCATTCGTGGTATTTCTATTGATGATGCTATTATTCTAGTTGATGAAAATCAAAATTTGAATTGGTCGGAAGTTAACACAATTATTACTAGGGTTGGCCACAGGTCTAAGATTATATTTTCAGGTGACTTCAAACAAACTGACCTAATTAAGAGTAATAAAGACCAAACAGCTTTTCATAGTTTCTTAGAAGTGGCTCGGAAGATGCCATCTTTCCAGGAGATTTATTTTACACCAGATGATATTGTCCGTAGTAGCTTAGTGAAACAATGGATTGTAGCATGTGAACAACTAGGTTATTGATATGTTTAATTATTGCCCACCAAAAGAGATTCCAAAAATTGAATCTCAAACTTTTTCTGACGGGAAAAGATATTATGTCACACCAGAAGGTAAGAAATTACCATCGGTGACCACGGTGGTGGGTGCTCAAAAGAAACAGGCCATCATGGAGTGGCGCCGCAGAGTTGGTGAAGAAGTTGCTAACAAGATATCCAAACAAGCAACGACCCGTGGCACCAATATGCACAGCTTGTGTGAATACTATTTGAACAATGAACCTAAACCACCAGGTGTTGTGATGCCTGATGCAAAAGAAATGTTCATATCAATCAAACCATACCTAAACAAGATAAATAACATACACTACCAAGAGGTTGGTCTATGGTCATCACAACTTGGTTTGGCTGGTCGTGTGGACTGTATTGGTGAATATGAAGGTAAGTTATCAGTTATTGATTTCAAGACTTCAAAGAAGGCCAAAGACAGAGAATCAATTTTAGATTACTTTTGGCAATGTACTGCATATGCATTGATGTATGAGGAATTGATTGGTCAACCTATTGATGAATTGGTTATCATTATGGCGGTGCAAGATTCAACACCATTGATATTCAAAGAAAAAACACAGGATCACATTGAAGGACTTGTAAAAGCTATTGATTATTACCACAAAAACACTTGACATAATAAATAATAGTGATATAATGTGAAGTTATGGTTGTATGAAGCAAAGAGAAAAGTGTTCTGGACGGGGGTGCGAATCCCCCCAGGTCCACCAAATGTTTTTTAAGGATTGAATAATGTATAAAGTAAATTTTAGTTTTGATGAATCTCCGTTATCTTTTTTTAAAATTTTTAAGACCAAACTTGAGGCTAAAAATTTTATTGAAGAATTAGGGTGTAGATTTATTTCCTTAAATACCATTTGATGGGCCTGACCTAGATTCGACAGGGCAAAGAGTAACAGAGTGGACAGCTCATCAGAGAAGATGTTAAAACTAAATCAAAGTAACCGCAAACGACTCACGTTTCGCATTGGCTGCCTAAACGCAGACTAGGGTTTCGGTTGGTTTCCTCGTAACAGAATAACCAACTATTTTATTAACTAAGGAGTTTTATTTTGAAGAAAATCGCAATCGCAAGTTTAATTGCAGTCGCCGCAGCCGCACAGGCCGGTGGTTTTGTTTCGTATGGTGTTGACCAAGTTACCGACCGAGTAAGTAACAAACAAAGTATCGCACAATATGTCCGTGCTGGTACCTCATTGGGTGGTTTCAATCTTGGATTACAAAATCGTAATGCACGTACCAATGACAACCAATCTATGTTCAATAGCTTGGAACTTACCGCAGGTAAGACAGTTTTCGGTATCAGCCCATTCGTTGGTGTTGGTTTCGATAATGGTGGTGCTGGTGCAAAGCCATATGAGTATGGTTTAGTTGGCGCAAACGCTGGTGTTAAGGTTGGTCCTGGTTATGCCATGGCTGGTGCTAAGACCCGTGTAAATTGGGATAGCGCAAATCCAAAACAATCCGTAGTATTTGCTAGTTACGACATGCCAGTTATCAGCAAAGTATCTGTTGGTTTGGGTGTTAGCCAAAGCTACCAAGACATTCAGGAACGTGCAGTAGGACTTACAGTATCCGTAGGCTTCTAAATAGACAATGGGTTATGGGTTCCCAATAAAAACCCCCACACACTTTACACACAGGAGAAAACCATGTCAATGACACCCTTTGAAATACGTCTTGAGCTTTTAAAAATGGCAAGAGATATGTTATATGATGAATATAATGCTCAACGTGACCGAATTCAATCTGAATGGCACGTACAATGTGAAAGCGCAAAAGCCAAAGGTGAAACACCACCTTTACATCCGGCTTTACCACAAACTCCCTCAGAAACAGAAATTATCAGCAAGGCTCAAACCTTGAATGGTTTCGTGTCTAACATTCCTATGGAACTTCCAAAAGTTACCAAGAAATCGTCTTGAGGGTTGGGGTCTAACCCCAAACACACACAAGGAGAACAAATGAAGTTGTCAAAAACTTTATTGATTGTATTTACCTCGTTATGTATACCCATTTCTGCCAAGCAATATGAACCTTCAGTTAAGGAACAAGTTGGTGCAGATATTAATAAACAGGTTCTTTGTATTGCTAAAAACATTTACTACGAAGCAGCAAAAGAATCACATGAAGGAAAATTGGCCGTTGCACAGGTCACAATCAATCGTGCAAACAGCAAGAGATATCCATCCGATTTTTGCGGTGTTGTTTACCAGAAAACTGGTTCAACCTGCCAATTCTCATGGACTTGCGAGAATGTTAATCCAGTTAAAGATTCATATGCATGGGAAGAATGCCTGTACATTGCTAAAAGGGCATTAACAGAATCAGTATTGCACAGAGAGCTTGCCAAAACCAAGGCAATGTTCTACCATGCAGTCTATGTTAACCCCGGTTGGACCAATATCAGAGTTGTGAAGAAGATTGGCAACCACATTTTTTATACCAAAGGATAATCGTGCCTACGAAAACAGAAATTAATGATTTTAGTGAAATGATTTCCAAATTGTCATACACCTTGGGAAGCACACATATGGATGCTATCATTCACCATTGTGAACAGACAGGTATGGAGGTTGATGTTGCATCATTATTGGTCTCCAATGCTTTGAAGGCCAAGATTCGTGAAGAAGCCCAAGAATTAAACCTATTGAAAAGAAGTGCCTCTTTGCCGTTATGATTTTCTCGCTTGAAGAAGGTTCGGGTTTCTCGGCCTTTGCTTTATATAATGCCATCAAACTTCATTTTATTACTGATAGCTACGATTATTTTAAGTATCACGGTAAGACCAACGTTACCAGAGATAACTTTGCCATCAGGAAAGATAAGTATACATTCTATAAGTTATCCCGTAAATACAAACTGGAAGACTTAAAGAACTTTTATGTGGCTAACTTCCTCGTTACCGAATCCAACTGGATTGGTGAGATTGCCAATCTGGAAGGTGAAGAAACATATAAACAATGGCAAAAAAGAAATCAGAGCTTGACTTATAGATTCGAACAAGATATAATAGGTCTTCTCAACGCAACACAATCACCAAATGAAATGTTGGTGGTAGAAGATGGTCAGTATCCGTTACTCTTAAAAGAGTTGACTTACAGTACCATAAATTTTGAAACGGTGTGTATACTTAATAACATTATGAATTTCTTGCCTATGTGGTCTAAAAAAATAACAGATGATGTTGTTTGGCCATCATGGAAAAGAAGAATTGAAAAGTACACACCGTTCATTGAATTTGATAAAGATAAATTGAAATTGATTTTGAAAGAAAGTTTGAAAGAACATGTTTCTGTTTAAAAAAGAAAAAATAGTATTGACAGCATACACGGATGATCCAACATTGTTGGAGATGTTTCCAGTTGTTGAATCCAATAAAAATTATCCTCCTTATTACAAAACATTAGAATCAAAGTTTCAAAAACTAGACAAAAGAAATAGTCCGTTTGTTGACAATGCTCCAGAAAAGCAATCAACAATACGTTCTTGTTATGGCATCAATAATTTTAATAATTATGGTTTTATTGTACCCATGTGGGCAGAATATTCAATTGTAATGCATGATGGTAATGCTCGAGCCATTGCTTCGGCTGATAACCGAATTGCTTACCATGAAGATGAACAATCTGCGGGAGCATTGGATTTATACCACATATTTAAAATGGAATCTCCATGGGAATTTACTTGCAATAGAGACATTAAGTTTCTTATGACTCAAAATGTTTTTGCTGTCAATTCAGATTGTTATTCAATTACACCTGGTATCACAGACTTCTATAATCAGACAACCACAAATGTTTTTTTGATGGTCAATAAGAACCAAGGTAACAAAGAAATAATGATTAGGGCTGGTAGTCCACTTGCAAAATTTATACCACTAACTGATGAGGATGTTGAATTGAGGTATGAAGTGGTTGATGATGTTAAGAAAGTCAAAATCAAACCATTTAAATATTTCTTTCATAATGGTCTAACTAAAATGATGAGAGCTAAGAAAACTACAGCCGAGAAAAAACAGGCCAAGTGCCCATTTCATTGGAAATAATATGAGTAAACTAAAAATTTCTTGCATCTACCTGGACATGGATGGTGTAATATGCGACTTTGTTGCCCGTTACAAAAAACTATTCAATGAGAGTCCAGACCAAATTCGGGACAAAAAACAATTTAATCTGTTCAATCAATTCATTCATGGGCAAAACTTTGAAACACTTGAAATGATGCCACACGCTAGTGAATTACTGGAGTTTTTACGAAATGCACCAGTGCCGACAGAGATACTTTCATCGACTGCTCGACAAGACAGTCACGAAAACATTTCAAAACAAAAAGAGATTTGGTTGAACTCCCACGGAATTACATTCAAACGTAATTTTGTACCGGGTAAACAACTAAAGAAAGAATATGCCAGAGAGGACACCCTCATCATTGATGATACCGAAAGTGTCATTACTGATTGGCGTATAGCAGGTGGTCATGCAATCTGGCATAGGGATGTGCCTAACACCTTGGCAATGTTGAAACTTTACTTTTGACAACGCCTAAATAATGTTATATAATGCATCATGTGGATAATCCGTTTATACACTATACTCCGTTAATACGAAAGGTAAATTATGGTAGATTTCTCTAAACTTAAAAAATCGTCTGGTAATTTGGACAAGCTAACCAAGGCGATTGAACAACTCAATGCATCAACTGAAGGTGCATCTGACAAAGAAAACTTCTGGCGACCAGAGGTTGACAAAGCAGGTAACGGCATGGCAACTATCCGTTTTCTTCCTGCATCTCCACAAGACGGTGATGATGGCCTTCCATGGGTCAAAATCTTCTCACATGGCTTTCAAGGTCCTGGTGGTTGGCTTATTGACAACTGCTTGACAACCAAGAATCAGCAATGTCCCGTGTGTGAACACAACAATCGTTTGTGGAATTCTGGTGTAGAAGCCAACAAAGAGATTGTACGCAAACAAAAGCGTAAACTCAATTACATTGCTAACGTGTACATCGTAAGTGATCCAAAGCATCCTGAGAACGAAGGGCAAGTTAAATTGTTCAAGTTCGGTAAGAAAATCTTTGATAAGATTACTGAGGCAATGAACCCTGCGTTTGAAGATGAAACAGCAATCAACCCATTTGATATGTGGACTGGTGCTAACTTCAAATTGAAGATTCGTAAAGTTGAAGGCTATCAAAACTATGATAAGTCTGAATTCGAATCTGCATCACCATTGTTGAATGATGATGACGCACTTGAAAAGATTTGGAAGTCACAAGCTTCATTATTGGAGTTGGTTGCTGACAAAGAATTCAAACCATATGATTCTTTGAAGACTCGCCTCGACAAAGTACTTGGTATCACAACCAGTATTGATGAAGATGGTGGTCCAAGAGCTCGCACAACTGTGGAACAAGCAAAGGCTGCACCTAAAAAGGCACCAGTTGATCTTGTTGGCACAGATGACGATGATATGGCATACTTCAGCAAGTTGGCCGAAGAAGATTAAACTCTTTTAATAAAAGTTTAGACCCCGCCTAGTGCGGGGTTTTTTGTTTATACTACCCGTGTTGAATTCATAATCATTCTTTGGAAGGTATCTTCCAGATTACGAACAGCGGGTAATGCTGATTTGCCTGTTGTTGTGGATTTATTGAGTGAGTTTAGATTGTTAACCACAGATTCTAGTGGTCCGGCAAAATCAGCCAATTTCATATCGGTATTCTGACCCATAACAGAAGCCAGTTGTTGGCCCATGTTTGGAACAGTCTCCGGTGTCGCCATAGATGCGGAGGGTGCAGACAAAGGCATAGTTCCACCACCACTCTCAGGTGTCATAGGAGTTGCTGTTGGTGCACCACCGGTTTCTCCAGCAGGTGAAGATGCAGGTGCTGGCGGTGTTTTGGATTGTTGAGTTTGCATACCAGCCATTGGTACCTGATACATTGCTTTTTCAGGATTTTCAGCCAACCAGTTTTTCAGGCCTTCTCTATCGGCACCTAATTCTTGTATCAATTCCTTATCTGTTAAATCAGATTTAATAAAATCCTCAACAGTTCTTCTTGGTACTTGTTTAAGTGCTTTTTGTTGTATTTGTGCAGCTGCTTGTCCTTCTGTAAGATTACCACCCTCAAGTTTACTTCTTACACTTAGAGCATAAGCATTGTTATCATATTCTTTTGCATAAGGGTCTTTATCTATCTTATCTTTTTCGATTGATGATAATGCAAATGGTGTTAATATGAGAGCAGCAATGCTTGAAGCAAGACCAAGTGGTCCACTCATAACTGTCATTAACCAACCACCAGCAGTTTTCAATATATCATATAC